TGCGATCCTGTTTAAGTCTCTAGCTAATCTTTCTGAGTGTTGTTTATTTAACTCTTCAATAGCTGAAACTTGTTCGGATGGGGTCAGCATTTTATTTTCGTTTGCAGTTAGTTTTGCAATTTCGTCTTTAACAACGCTTTCTATTTCGTCTTGGGGACTCGCCATAATCCGTAAAGCTGCTGGTGCAGTTATTTTTGCTACCTTATCTTGGGAAGTGCGAGCATTAAGGGAAGACTCTTGTTCTTCTGCACGATCAATAGAATCTGCAAGATCAACAAGCTGGAGTTTACCATCAGCAAGACCAAACAACGACTGTCCGCCAACCTTGATGTTTTCAAGAACACCTTGAAGTTTTCTGGCTTCTTGGAAACGTCCTTCGGTAGATAAGCTTTTTACCTGTGCTACGATGTCCTCTCTAGCAATTTTAGATGCTTCACTAGGGCTATACTTAGCGTTTTTATAGCTTTCTATGTTGATGTTGGTAATCTGACTAACAGAGTTTTCAAAGCTCGTCATGGCATCATCAGCACCTCTGGAGAACCCTACAAAGATTTTATCTTTTACTGGTGAGTCACCTTTAGGGCTGTAAACGTCCACACGCCCACTAAGGGTTTTACCTTGGAACTCCTTGGCGGTTCTGTCCATCCAACGACCAGTGTGAGTAGAACCATCTTCCATGGTCATTGTCATTGTATCGCGAAGGTTGAACCCCGCAGCACGTGCTTGTTCCTCTAGGTCTGGAGAAAGAGCAAAGTCTTTGTTCGCTACAAGTTTAGCGTCGTTGTTCTTACCTGCTTTGATCTCCGCCATTTCCTTTGCAGAAGCGTTAGCACCGATACCGAACGACGAGTTTGTGTCAAACGTAGCGTCTCCTTTTCTTTCGAAACCATAAATAGTGCCTCTAGGTTTCTCCCTAAAGGTATTCTGAGTTCCGCTTTGTGTGGTAGCTTGTGGATCAAGAGCAACACCGTTTTCGATATTAAAGGGAATCCTGTTTGTGATGACTTCCTTTTTGTTAAACTCAGTAACACCTTCGTCAAACATCGCTACTTGCTTTTGAACAAGATCAGGAACAACAGTTTCAACCAACTGATTGTGAAGAGCTTGAGCATAGGGACTCTTGCTGGTGTATTGGCTGAACTCATCAGTAAGTTCCTTGACACGACCACTGGCATACTGCTGGAAGTCCTCAGGTGTCGTGATGCCCATATCGGCATACTCATGCACAGGGCGGCTCTTAAGCTCTTGTTGAAGCGTCTGTAACTTAGGTTGCACCGTAGAGTTAAAGTAACGCTTGTAGACGTTCTCGGTGAACGATTTCTCCTTACCAAGTTTATCAAGGAAGTTGGTCGCATTAGGATCACCTTGTTCAACCTTTTGTTGGACTTCAGCAGGAGTCAACACGTTCGCTTCGATCTCCCCTTGTTTCGTTTGAAGATCAACAAAGCTACTGAGCAACTGTGAGCCACCTTGAAGGGCAGACGCTAGTTGTAACGCTGAGTTAGTTCTAGGTGCTTCTCTGACTGGGACAGCGTATTGACCTCCTTGTTGGATGGTAGGACGTAAGCCAACTTGACCTAGATCAAAGTTTACCTGTTCGCGTCCACTTGAGCCTCTGAGTGCCTTTAGAAGGTCTTCTTGCGTAGTTGCCATATATTATTGAATAGAAGGTTGTTTAGGTGTAGTAAGTCCTGCTTTTTGTGCTGTGCCGTAAACACTCATTCCAGTTTGAACACCAGAAAGAGCAGAGCCAATGTAATCAGGTTGTGGGATAGGTTTGTTAATAGCAAACAGATTGCGTTGATAACCAGCACCAGCCGATTGTAACCCAATGGTTCTACTTGTATCAACCATCTCAGCTTGCTTACGCTCAGAGAACGCATAGGTTGCCTCTTTACGCGAAATGTTAGCTATAAGTGCCTCAACACTAAGACCAGAAACACCACCTTCACCAGCAGCTACAACAGTTTTTGACTTAGCTTCCATAGCTTGGACATCTGCGTTTTGCATACGCTGTGATAGGGCTACTTGCTCTTGAGCTTGTTGCTGTCTGATCGAAGTAACTTCTTCAAGGTAACGCTGGCGTTCTAATTGTGACGCAAGCTTCTGTTGCTTCTCCTGAGCGTCTGCTTGTTGTTTCTGTCCTACAGCCGACGTGACTGCTGATAAAGCACCTACGGCTAAGGATATAGATATTGGCTCACACATTTTGGGTAATAGTAAATTTAAAGAATGGTTGGTTATTTATAGAAACGGTTTTGGTTTTGAACTTGGCTCCACAGCGTTTTAGCCATCGAATCGCATCGAAGTTTTCTTCGTAAACATAGTTAGAAGCTTTGCCTCCGATAGCCTTAAGCATCCCGTTGATCCACTCAGGGCTGTGCCTGATGAAATCACGACCTGCCCTAGGAACCAAAAGGTCACTTGCTAATGCCCAGATATACGGGAAGCCATCAGAGTCACCACAACCAAACATAGCCAACGGCGTATGGTCGAACTTGTCCACAATAGTGAAAGTCGCAACGTCAAATTCAAGTGCGAGTTTAAGGGCTTCGTAGGGACTGTGACCACCACAGCGACACTCAAAGGCATCTAGGGGTCTCATGGTGTCCCCTATGGGTTCTACGTCGTCCATTACGGCTGACCTGATGTAACACTTTTGGTAAACCTTAAGCGTATCGGGTTGCTCTTGTGTGGGCATTGGCTTCAAATTCTGCTGATTGAAAGTTGGCTGAGAATGCACTGTCATTAACGATCTTAATAACGCAGTCCTTAGCTTCTGTAAAGATTGAAAACCTTGCAACACCATCGTCAAAGACCATAGCTCCAGCACGATTGACATCAACAATGTTAGGACTGAAATCAAACAACGATGTATCACGAGCCGCTGGAGTAACCTCAATGCGGAACGAGGCAGCCTTAGAGAAGAACACGTTGCCATTACGAAGGATAAACCTAGTGAGACCTGAAGGTGTTCCCTGTGGTCCCCCTTGTTGTTTAAATACAGGTTCTGAGAAGGTGTATTCCATTGCGTAACGAAGACCTATAAAGCAAATCGCAGGTCGCTCTAGATACACTGTGTTACCTACCACGTCTGTGATCTTTATGTTGATTCCTTTTTCATCGTAGGCTTCAACAACGTCTCCATTTTCAACGTGAAACGGAAGGGTTATGTGGTCAGTAGGACCTGAGGTTACCTTGGTAAGAAGATCGAGGTGATACGTGAAGTTACCAAGGGTATCTGGTTCAACTCTTTGTTCCTCCATGTCGATAGAACAAAGGATAGCTTCGTTAGTTTTATTACCGACAATATACAACTTAGAGTTCATAAACTCAACACCGTGAATGTCCATCGCAAAGGTGAACTTAGACCAACTTGAGATTACCTTTTCGTTACCGCTCCAGTAGAACTTGTAGACGTATAAGGTGTTTGTTAGATCGCTCCCTTTGCTGTAGACACAGATGAGGTTCTCCGTAGAGGAAGCTACAAGTTTCGTGGTGGAACCTGAAGGGATGTATGCAGGGATCTGTGAGGTGATGTCCGCGGAATCGAAGGTGGACGATGTGGCATCCAAGCGAAACTCACGGATTCCCATGTAGTTACCACGAGGTGCAGGGAAGTAGATGTAAGCACCAAGACCAAGAGGTTCCGCTGAGGTATCAACATCGTAGTTGGTCACAGGGGATATAGAGATGCTTGTGGGTGTCAACGTGTCACCGCTCTTAACAACAAACTGTCCACGGTCAGCAAACAGAATAAGGTTCTCTTGGAAGCCTACCGCAGAGGAAAGCTTAGAGATTCTTGTGGAGGCAGCGGATACGTCGATTGGATCGGAGTCCAGAAGAGTCCTTACGGTTGTCCTAAAGAAGTTAAAGAACTGACCAGCTTCGCTGAACAACACCGTGTCGTCCGTAAGTAACCCTAGGCGATTCTTGTGAAAGAAAATGTTATTCAAAGGTTTCCCTATGAACGAAGGAAGTGGGTTGGATTCATCGTCACCAACAAGCCGATCAGCCCAAGTAGCTTCTGTCAAGGTGAACTCATTGAGTCCTGTGTTGATAAGCTCGTGGGGCATAGTCTTTGTATCAATTTTATATTTAATACCATACCCAGCAGATTCAACCCAACCACCAATACCAAAGGCTCCTTGATCGTTAGTATTAAACGTAACGTAGTAGTCGTCTTCCTTGCTGTCGATAGATCCACGAACGGACACCTTAAAATTATTAGGTGCTTGTGTAGGTAGATCTGAAATATCATCGACGGATTTAAACACAACACCGATAGCTGTGTTAGCTAAACCGTCACGACTTGTTAGATAGAAAGTTTCACCGTTCAACTTTGAAATGATAATAGAACCACCGTTTAGTTCCCTAGAGTAAGCAGTGTTTATAGATGCGGTAGAAGTTATTACACCGTTAATACCTGTTGCGATTACAGACGTATCAGCATTTGCTGCGTTAGTGGAATCTCCTGAAGTATAAATAGCTGCTGCTCCAGTATCATCTGATTCTGGGAAACTTACTGTAGCTACACCTGAATTGTCATTGGCACTTCCTCCGTTTAAAATTGTTACGGATGTAATCTGACTTGTAGCATCGTTTACGTTTACACGTAATGTCGGTTTTCCTTTAGTTACTGTGATCGTTGGTGGATATTTAGAGGAGTAACCAAAACCAGCATCATTCACTGTTACGTTTGTAATCGACCAAATACTTCCGTAACGCCCTGTAAACTTTGTCCACGTAAGTGTTACCTGCGCTCTTCTTCCGTTGTTGCCACCAAAGATCAACTCGTATTTCTTTTCGTAGTCTCCTTGTTTGATAAACACAAGAGCCGTAGAATCATCTTGAGACTCAGTAACATCTGTGGTCATCGCGGTGTTGACCGTGGTGTTCAAGAAGAACGAAGTGTCAGCCAACGCCATAGACTTAAAGTTCTTACGTGCATCAGCATTTTGAAGATACTCAGGAAGCTCAGAGCCGCCTGTAACACCGTTAATGGATGCCTCAGCACCCGTGCTTAGATTAAACGCTCTAGCAACAGTGTTATTAAGCACAACAGCATAGCGTTCATCTTCAGACCTATTTACAAAGTGAACGTAGTCCGTGGGGTTAATAACGTCCTCACCGATAGCTGCGATAACACGTGTGCTTGGGCGTTTCTTTAAGCCGTCACTGATGGAGCTAAGAGCGTTTATCTGCTCCTCACACTGTCCCACAAAGCGAACCTTAGGGGACTGCTGAGAGACCCCTTGAATCATGTTAGAAACTGACGTAGTAATGTTTGCCATAATATAAGTTTAGGAGATGTCGCCACTGCGATTGATACCAACCCGTGCAGCAACATCATAGTTGTCAAAGATAGTGATGTCACCGTTGCGATCATCGGTCTCCTCAAGGCGAGCCTTAGCATACATCTCGTCACGCATGATAAGAGACTCAAGTTCCCGTGAGCCAACAAGACGTGCTTGAAACACACGACCAGCTTTGATAGCGATGTAACGACGTGCTTGCTCTGGGAGTTCTTCCCAATCCAAAAGGAACGTCATGTCCACCGTAAGGGTCGTCTCAGTGAACGTGTAGGTGTTCTTGGTGCGATTAAAAAGATTCAACCCACGTTGCACCACGTCAACAGAAAGATCACCCACGTCAACTTGAAGTGTATTCGCAGGGACTTGGAAGGTTCCACTAGGTGTTCCTTGGGCAAGCTTAAAGTCTTCGATGGTGTTGAAATGCCAACCCTCGGATTGAACTTCACGACTAACTTCATCAAGTATGTTCTTCGCCAACGCTGCGGAATGAGGAAGTGCGGTAGCGGTCGCAATGCTGTTTACAGGGGATTCCCCAATGTATCCAAGCATCGTATTAACCGCTTCAAGTTTTGATGTAAGTGTAGCCATGTATATCTAAGTTTAAGTATAGTTGTGTATAAAGTTTGAAACTTACAGCAAAGGTAAACCTTAAGTTGACCTGTAGTGTAAATCCCAAAAACACAAAAGCCCCCTTTAGAACTTAAAGTAACTAAAGAGGGCTTAAGTGGGGATTAAGGGCGATTAGCCGATTGTGACAGCAGCCTCAGGACGGAGAACACCGTGACCCATTGCATACTTAGCAACAAACAGAGTGCCTTGACGCTCGATTTGATACTCAGATTCGGTAGCAAGATCAAGGAGCTTCACAGTGCCGATAGCACTTGGGTGAGCAACAAGCATCTCGATAGCGGAAATGTCAGTAGCGTTGTAGCCGATACCAGCAGCACCGAATACATCGTTCTTAGCATTTGCATCGTCAGCATCAGCCGAACCAGAAGCAACAGTAACAGTAGCCAAGTGGTTAGACTTGTAGATACGGATACCAGCGATGGTTGGGATCTTGCCAGTCGAGACATCACCTACGCCACCGAAGTCGCGGTTGATAGCGGACTCTTCCGAACCAAGCAACGTGTAGTAATCACGAGGCTTAAGGATAGCGAAACGCTCATCTTCAGGAACGTCTTTTTCGTCAAGGCTTTGAGCAGCAAGCATGATTGCATCAACAAGCTCAGAAGCCAACGGGGTAGCACTGAGTTTCGCTGTGAGGTTGGTTCCAGCGAATCCACCAGTGATGGAAGGCGTAGAGGTCAACGCAGCAGCTACAAGGGTCTTCATGGCTGCAATGTCGAAGCGTTTCGCAAGAGCCTTACCGAGTTCCTTAGCGTAAATGCTACGGACATCGTAGTGGTTCTTGAGTTCGTCGATGTTTGCAATGAAGGTAGAAGCCACAAGGAGGTCATCAATAGTGATGATTTTCTCCGCGTGTTTAATACCACTGAGGTAACCAGCGTCTGCATCAGCGATGTTCTGACCAGGGGTATGATATTTAGCAGTAGCAATACCAGTTACAGGGAACTGAGCAGACTTGCCGCTTTGAATCGTCCGCACCATGTGCAGATCTTTCATAACGTTCATCTCTTCGAAGGTCGTAAGGATCTCTCCAGAGAATACTTTGAGGAACAACGCATCGCGATCTCCTGCACCATTGATTTGTCCTAGGTTGGACGGGGAAGTAGCACCATTAGCCATATAATTATTTTAGTTTTAGTTTTAGTTTTTAACAAGCGATGTCCGTGTTTTTATTTTGTTCGACTATCTTTTTATACTCGTTAAAGCGAACGGTCGATTGTCCAGCGCACTGGGTCTAGTTCTTACTTTGTAAGTTTTGTTTTGATTGTCGTCCTTTTATTATTTGTGGACGATTTCCATCCGTTAGTGGATGAGAAAGGGATAAAGGAACCTCCCTTGGTGCGCTTCGTATTGAGAGGCGTGGGAGGTGTTGTTTTGGAAAGGGATAGGGGTTGTGTTCGGCGTGAACACCCGCTGACTGGTTCGATGCGTTTTAACCCCAAATGGGATGTGATGGTGAGGGATTCGATACCCACACTTCCGAAGACAACTTCGGGTTCTATCTTGAACTAACCATCAGCGATTGGTTTCTAGGTCATTAACGTAGTGAAGAAGATCACCTACGATTACCTTTTGTTCCTTTGTGAAGCTCTCTTGTTTGAGGCGTTCAATGAAATAGGGAATCTTACTTTGTTTTATCGTCGGAAGACATCCAGTCGTCGATAGACTTAGAATGAGCATTGTAAGAGCGACGTAACATCTCTTCTTCATATTGTTCAAAGACAGTGAGAAGTAAGTCCCCTAGCTTAGGGAAAACACAAAATACCTTTACTAGGAGACTTACTAACACCATATAACACACAAATGAGATTTTTATTTTTTAGCGTTACCGACATTGATTGCCAGTAGATCAACTACCTTTGCAACAAACTTAACAAAGCCATCATCCCTTGGGGTAGGAGTAAGAGCACTGATGAGTGATGCAGCGGTTACGATTGCAGTGAGAATCTGAATGATTACTCCTGCGTTGTCTAGGAAATAGGATACGATTTGCATAAGTTTTTAAAGTCGTGAGATTGAGATTCGTTTTTCTACTTGAGCGCGATAAGCAGGATCTTTGGCATACCTAGAGTCCTTCATAGCGTCAACCATCTGGGCATTAGAGTTGAACGGTGTAACACCACCACCAGCTACTTGACCTTGCATCAATTTAACAGGTGAGCCACCGTCTGAAAGGAAGCGTGAGTAAAGACCTTTGATAGCAAGCTTGGCTGTGTCGGCATCGTTAGATTCAACAACACGATTAAAGGTAGCAAGCTCGCTGTCCGTAAGGGAACCTGAAGCCCACTCAGTCATCGCTGCGTAGTTATCACGTCCACCAACCTCGTCCATGATGGCGTTTGTATTAGCCTCCTGAGAAGCCTTAAAGCCGTCCACGTAGGTCTTCACAAGCTCACGGGAGATGCCGTTCTTTTCAAGGGCAGCATAGGAAGCTTCAGTAAGATCGCCACGCTCTGCGTATTCGCTACTGGCAGCATTAAGAGCATCACCAACACGTGACTGAACAGCGGTCTGCTCCATGTTCACCTGTTGCTTTGTCTCTTCACGATCCTTGGTGTGGAATTGTTTCTCCAGATTTGCGTATGCCTTGGCAAGCTCCTCTGGTGACTCAAACTTTTCTGGGAGCCACTGTGGGCGTTCCTCTGCGGTAACCTCTTCCTTTTCTTGTTGGTTATCAACATCACCTAGAGCAGACTTAGGGGCGTTATCGAGTGCAGCCTTAGCTTCGTCCATAAGTGCGCTTTGTTTCTCTAGGGTGATTTGTTCCCGTTCGGTGGGTTCGTTAATTGCGATAGAATGTAATTCAGCCATAATGATAATATGTTATTGTTGTTGTTGGGCAGCGTCTAATTGCTGTTGTTCAGGACTATTAGCCTGTTTATATTGATCACTCAAGGCTTTAATTCCAGCAGGACCCATTTTCTCTGCCATCATGGAAGCTTGTTGTTGTTGTGCTTCTTGAGCAAGTTGTTCTTCAGTTTTGATCAAGCCGATGGTTTTAATGCCAAGGGCTGTGGCTCTACGCTTAAAGTATTCTTGGACGTTTACAAACTGAGCAACAGCCTGTGGACCAACCACCTGTGCAGCACCTGCAAGGAACTGGTCAAGCTTGTTGAGATCGTTACCACGACCAAGTGCTTCAACACCCGTGACAATCACAGGTTGCACAAGGTTCTTAGGTAACTTAGGAAGCTTCTTGTTCTTTGCCATCACGAACATAAGACGCTCGATAAGGGGAAGCTGGAGTTCATTTGAAAGCAACGAATAGAGACCACCAAGGGAACTCTCAAGCTCCTGTGAAAGCATACGGATCTCCTCAGCGGTAACACGTTCAGCAGAGCGGACAACACCACTGGTAAGCAAGAAGGCAGCCCCTAGGCGATCCTTGATGCCATCCATGGTCATCTGGGCAACCCTGAAGTCGTTGAACTTGTTGACTTGCAACGTAGTTACGTCAGCAGCATTACCTTGGACAATGGCTCCGTTAGGGCTGTCAGCAAGCGTCTTGGCTCGTGTGGTTCCGTTAGGGGAAACAAGAAAGAGAACCTTGGCAGCAGCCGCAGAACCCTCAACGATAGCCTGAGTAAGAGCCTCAAGGGACTGCACGTCACCTAGGTATTCCTCGACGTAACCACGACCGTAGGACTCACCGTCAATCCTAGAGAACCTTAGGGGGATGTAGGGTAATCTGTTGAGCGGCACTCTGCCACCTGAGTCTGGAAGGGCAACACCGTTGATGTCCTGTGTGATCTCCCACATATCGCCGTCACGAACAATGCTTGTGTAGAGATTTACATCTCCCTCCATGGCTTCGTTTTCGGAAGCACCGTGCATCTCAAGGAGTTCATGGATCTTTGGATCAAGAGCCTTCATCGAAATGGTTTCCTTTGTTGCGATGGTCAGGACGTTACCCATAGGATCACGATCAATGACAAAGCGGTTAAGGTTAAACACACGAAGACCACCTTCCTCTGGCATATACAACAAAGCGTTACCAGCGATGATGAGATGCTTCAGAGCTTCATGGAGTGCTACTCGGTATGCTTCTTTGGCAATCTCGCTCATCACTAGGTCTTCAACGCGCTGAAGAGAGTTTTCGATTTCGCTAAGGACTTCCTCAGGTGTTCCTGATTTAGCTAACTCAGCGGTGTCTGCTTGGAGACGAAAGAACGGAGCGTTGGGTGGGAGGAGTGCTAACAGTAATTTACTGGCGAGGTTATTTACTCCACGTGCTCCAACGCTCTGAAAGGGTGTGTTGAGCCTACTGTGTGGACCAAAGGATTCCTCTGGTAACACGTAGGGCAACGTAAGTCTAGATGATGTGCGACCGCGATCTAGGTAAGAATACCGAAGACCTTCGAGTCGTGAATAAGTTTGTTTAGCTGTCATGTTGTTATGTTATGCCCAGAATACACTGGGGACATCGGGTTGATCTTCAGGTCGTGGGGTATCCATTGTGGACGACCAAAAGATAAACTGGTCAGCACCTGCTGGAATCGGAAGCCCCACAAGGTCACGGAAGAGAACCCAGAAGTCCGTGCCGTTATGCTCCCCGATCTCGTGGAGTGCATAGGTGTGGGTCGCTAGGGTTGTCTGGATGACACCCTCGGTTTCCACTGCGTAACCGCTGGTTTTTTGGGAGTCGATGCCGAACTGTTCTGCTACGGACTTGCTTGGGAATTTAAGGAGGTAGTCGATCATACTGTTATTGTGACGAGCTTTGCGTTAGAGAGGCGTTTTTTATAATAGCGGATAGATGCTAGATGCCCACAAAGGAATTGCCCACCGCCACCACCTCCTGCCCCGATCCGCAGAGTGGTAAAAGTTGCACCAAGCGATACCGCTGAAGATCCAACTATTGAGCCATTTAAAGCTAATGAATAATCTCCATGTTTAAGTGTCCCTGCATAGAGTAAAGGAGTAGATGGAACAGTTCCAGCCATAGTAAAGCTACCTAAAGAGCCGCTTGCTTGTGCATATCTACTTAATGCGGATGTTGCATAAAAATTGTAGAATTGGCTGTTGTTTCCTATATCGAAAGCAACAGGTCTCCTGTCGCCAGATCCTGTGGATTGGATATTCGCAAACAATGTCCCCTCGCTCTGATTGTAGAACCCCGTAAAGTCACTCCCAGTAATCGAGCAAACATCCGCACTGCGAACCACGGATGCTGTGGTGGTCGGGATGTAGGACGTGGGGAATGCCCCTGCTTCTAGTTGTGCGCCCCAGAGAAAGAATGTTCCAGCAGATATATAACCATAACGTACTAGGTAAGGTCGCACAGTAACACAACCAACAGGGGTCGTGAAAGTATAAGTTACTCTTCTCCACTCAGTTGTTACTGGTGTTACGTTAGGCGTAATGTTTTCAGCAATAAAAACACCATTGGTATCATCTCGCACTGCAAACTTAAAATCGCTAGGTGTAAGCGTTCCTATTTTAATATAAAAACTTAACGTATAAACCGTTGATGCTGTGCAAGTAACTGCACGATATATCGAAGGAGTCCCCGCTGATACAGTAATTGTTTCTGCGTTTAAGCCTCCATCAGGTGATGTTTGATCATCCGATGAAATCGACAGGTTGCCTTTTGTCCAGTAAGCGTTTCCAAGTTCAGCACTGCGGGCAAATAGGTTCGTCCCGCTTTCCTCAATGAGAAGCCCCTTGCAAGCTAGGGTGATCGGATCGTGGTCGAAGCGGGCGGCGTTAATAGCGGCAGATTGGATTAAGCCATCACTCCCAACAAAGGTAGCCGTAGATGCTCGCGTAAACGTAGGGGTAGGACCTTTGCGGGCTGTAAGGGTCTTGTCGGTGGCGAACTGAAGGTCAAGGGAAAGCCCATCGAGACCCACGAAATCTTTGGTAAAACTGTGAGTCAACGGAAAGGTAAACCCATTTGTCTGCTTATGAAACAAGGGGAAACCTGTAAGTTTCTGGGTGAGCTTCTTTCTTGCCATCGGTTAGTTCTTAAAGTTCGATTGGTTTGATAACAACAGTCACAGAGAATCCTGTGGTAGCACCTGAAATAGCGATCCGAAGGGTTCCCACAGGTGTGACAAACAATCCACCACCGCTTGCTGTAAGGGTAGTTTCAGGTCCTAGGTCAACATAGGTAGACCCGATAAGTTGTTGGAGTTTGACTGTTGCACTTGCGAATGTTCCAGCAACTAGGAAACCCGAAGGTTTACCATTGCCAACAACGTCCACATTAAGCGCACCTGCGGTAACATCTGCAAATACAAATGAATTAGAGTAATTGAATGTAGCCATATTTTTAGTTAATAGTTAACGCTTGAGCCTGTTCCTGTGCTTCCTGTGGAAACCGTAGGGCGACGAATGATAAGCGAAGAGATACCTGCTGTTTTCTTCTTAGCTTGGGTATCCATTGAAGTAGGTTGAACCGTTTCAGCAACTGCTGTCGGTGGTGGTGGAGGTTGTGGAGTTGGTGCAGGAGCAGCCATCTTGGGCGAGGAGAAACACATAGGAATATATAATTGTTAAGTTTAGTTGATAGAGGTTTTTGAGAGGATGTTTTCGTTCTGCTCTTCGTATACATCCTTAAGAAACCTAACGACACTCCGCGCACCGCAGTAGTAGTCAATATCCCTATGATTATACGAAGGATCGTAATCCTTTTGGGGGAATCTTTCCTCAAGAGCCTTGATAAGACTTGGGGAAATTGTTGGAAATGTAAGGTAGTTATCCATAGCTTGTTCCTAATAGTGAACTAGATGTCTTCTAACTGAAAGGGAAGCTCATCATTGTTGATCATATCCCACGTTTCGCTAAGGCAAACAGCGTTCCAAATGATAGCCCCAAGGTGATCCTCGGATACATCTTTCTCCATAAAAGCCCACAGGTGGCGATACAAGCTGTCAACATAGCGGCTCAAGGGGATTCCTTGTTTCCAGTTGTCTCTGTTATACTTGGCTGCACCATCCTCGAATCGCCTTGCAAGACGCAGAAGGGCTCGTGTAGGGATAGCCGAAGGAATCCCTTTGCCATAAGAGGCATCCCTTACAGCACCTGTTTGGAACTCGGAGCGTTCTCCTGAGTCTGGTAGGTCGTTCTTGGCGAACCCTTTGTAGTAGTCTGTTACTTGTTTTTGAATGGTGTCCATAGTTGTTTGATTGTTTTGGTTTCGTGATCTACGTCTTGGTGTTGAAGGATGTAAGCTAATCGTGCATTTATTAAGGCATCGTCTTCGGTAAGTCCAGCTTTTTCATAACAAGCCACAACGGTGTCCCAAGTGTAGCCATCCTTTTCCAACATCTTTTCAGCGGTCTTAATACCTACACCTTTGATGCCTTGGTAGTTGTCCGTAGCGTCACCCATAAGGGTTTGGATGAGGTGGAACTTACGGGCGTGTTCAGGTGTAATGGTTCGCAACTCACCTTTAAGGAAGTTAAACCACTGGCACGGAACGGTCTCAAAGTCCTTGTCGGCACTCACGATGATTGACCCTTTCTGATCCATAGAACCCATGATACCTAAGACATCATCGGCTTCCATGTTGTGCCAGAAGACTGTCTCGTAGTTATCACAGACCCACTCACGTAGATCTCCAAGCCCTAAGGGTGACCTCTTGCCTTGTCGATTGGCTTTATACAGAGGATACATCAGGTGACGAAAGGTAACTCTGTCAGAAAATGCTATGATTGTTTCGGTGCTGTTAAGCTCTTCCTCAAGGTAATCTATCAAACTGATAAAGGAACTCTTGAGTTCGTTGAAGTCGCAGTGGACTGTAAAGATGTCGTCATCCCAACGAACCTCCTTCTCGGCTGAGAAGCAAGCTTTGTAAAGGATCATGTCGCCGTCGATTAGTGCTTTCATATATTTTTGTTATTAGTGAGTTTCTGACCAGTTGTTTCCTACTTTGTATTCGCCGTCCACAGGACATTTAAACCCAAGGATCTCTCCTGCTCGTTTAAGGGAATGGACAAATGCTTTGCCAAGATCATCTGCGTGTTCTGGTAAGCATGAGAATTGAACCTCGTCGTGGATGTTGCCGTGCAGTTCATACGGGTGTGGTGCGTTCCTTGAAAAGGTAATAAGGGATTGCTTCATAAGGATTGCTCCTGCTGATTGCAACAACAAATTCAAGGCACTGTGTGGGGAGCGACACGGAAGCTTACGACCATCGAGACCTTGAAGGATGTTAGTTCGTTGGACTTGTTGTTGAACGGTTTCGTTAAGCTTACCGATGGCTGGGATGCGACGCATGAAGTCAGCTTTAAGTTGTTTCCCCTCACGTGAAGATCCACCTACAATCGAACCAATCTTAGCGTCACCTGCACCGTAAAGGAACGCATAGATGAACGTCTTGGCTTGGTCACGGGTCTGTAGTCCAGCAGCCTTTTGGTTAGCTGTGTGGATGTCTCCGTCAAGGATAGCCTTAGCATACGCACCGTTGTCCCACTGGTAAAGATAATGAGCAAGACAACGAAGCTCCAGACCAGCAGCATCAGCACCTACAAGGACTTTACCTTTAGGAGCCTCAAAGCAACTACGGCACTCATGTCCATACGGTGCGCGACCTGCGGGAACCTGAGCGATGTTAGGGTTTCTGTGTGTACATCGTCCGCTGATGGCTCCGTTGGTTACTACTTCTCCGTGGATGCGTCCGTTGATCTCTAGGTTAAGCCACGCTTGTTTACCCTCGGCAACCTGAGCCAACCTTTTGGCAAGCAACAGGTATTCGCATAGGAGGTCAGCTTGAGGTAATCCTACGTCACGCAACACAGGCTCGTTGATCGCTGGGCGTTTCCCTTCGAAAGCTTTAGGCTTCCACCCAAGATCCATAAGGCGTTGTGATATTTGGTCACGGCTGTTAGGGTTGAACAGGACTTCTTTCTTTTTGTTGTCCAGCTTTGTTGCTCCTTTAAGGAACGCTGAGACTTCCTTAGGTGTAGATCCACCAGTCTTAAGAAGAACTCCAAGTTCCTTTTTGGTTGTCGCTTGGATACCGTTGGCTTCCCATCCCATCGAAGACTTCATCTCCTCAACGGTTGGCGGGAAGGCTTCCTGTAGTTGTTGTTGAAGTAACCCACGGGCTGCCATAAGGTTAGCCGTAAGTTCCTCTGCTTTCTTTACGTTGAACACCCATCCGTTAGCCTCTTGCTTACGCATCAACTTCGCAAAGTCATGCTCAAGGAACAACATCTTACTTGCAGGTTTGTTCTTTGTTAGATGCTTGAATAACTTGGCGGTTACCCTTACGTCTTGCTCACAGTAGTCCTGCATTTCTTGGGACCATTCTGACCAATCTGTGGTTGTTCCAAAGTCACCCTTGTATTCACCGATGCGGTAGCCCCAAGACTTCAAGGAGTTACGACCTACAAGTTCCTTAGGGAAGTCCTGTCTGTTGTAGTCGTCGGACTTTGTATCAGGATAGATACACATAGCCATAACAAGAGTATCAAGGACACCCTTGTGGGTGAACCCGTAAAGAGTCTCTAGGGCTGGTGCGTCAAACTTAATAGCGTTGTGACCACAGATGTAATCAGCAGTAGCCAACAAGTCTAAGCCCTCCTTGATGTTCCCCTTTTTGGAACTAAAGGACTTTATGTCGTCAGCTTGCTCGTCGTAGACGGATAACACATGGACAGTCTTTAAACCTTTAAGGGTTTGGAAGTGGTCGATAGCATCTGTTTCAATATCAAAGAATAGAATTTTCATATAAGGTTAGAATGGGTTGGTTGTGTCGTCATCGTTGTCGTCTTCAATATTATCATCAAGCATTATCTCGCTCATGCGTCCTGTTTGCTTGTCATACTGTAGGTGCGAACACAATCCAGTCTCACCTGTGAAACGATTCTTGAGAACCCTTAAAGCTGTTACGTTGCGGTTCTCAGGGTCTTGTTGGTTACGCTCTAACCCTAACACAATGTCGGACAACTGAGCGATAGCCGCAGAGCCTCGAAGGTGCGCCAGTGACGTAGCTGCTCCATCCTCGTGACCTTTACCTTCAGGTCGTTTCAAGTGACTAACAACAATCATGCCGATGTTACACTCTTCAACAAGTGAACGTAGCTTAGTCATGGTGTTGTCAATCATCCGTCGTTCGTCACCATCGCCAAGTCCTGAGACAACAATTGAAAGGTGATCGAGAACTATGTAGTCAACATCGAGTGCCTTAGCCATGTATCGGATGTGACCTAGGAGGTTATCGGAATCAAGGGAACCCCAGTGGTCGTAAAGGAAGAACCTTCCAGAACCCACGGTGGCATCGAAGGCTTGCTTAAGCTTGTCACTTTCCTTTAACTCACCAGCAAGGTGCAACAGGCAACCCATCTCAAGACCCACGATACCACTTGCTGTTCGCTCTATGGATTCCTCAAGGGCAATGTAGCCAATACGCTTGTCGGTGTTCCTGATTAGGTTGTGTGCAATAACGCGACAAAGTTGCGATTTGCCAATACCGCTACCAGCACAGACCGTAACGATCTCACCCTTACGCATACCTCTAGTCTTTTCGTTGAGACCTTGGAATGGATAGGGGATGCTTTCGGTGTTCTTAGGATTCAACAGACGTTGGTATACTTCGCTTCCCTCAACGATGTCGTCGGGTCTCCAGATCTTAGCATCCCAAAAGGATCTAACAAGTTCCTCGGTCTTCCCTTGCATCAACATTTCGTTGGCATCCTTGAGCGGAAGACGTGCTACCTTGCACTTGCCAACAGGAAGGATTGACGAGACTTGTTCCACGGCTTTGCGACCAGCAGCGTCTTCATCAAACATAAGGACTACCTCCTCGAATTTCTGGAGCCACTCAAGGTTCTTCTTGAAGACTGCCTTGGCTCCGCTTGCTCCTGTAGGTAGCGACACGACTGCCCACTTGTTACCGAAGACCTGAGATAAACTCAAAGCATCTATCTCTCCTTCCGTGATTGTTAGTTTCTTGCCTCCGTTAGGGAACAGGTGTTGACCAAAGAAAGTCGAGGGGACTCCGATACAGGAGAACTCCTTGTTAGCAAAGCGTAGCTTCTGGGCTGTTAGGTTACCCTCAACGTCCCTGTATTCTGCGATGTGACATACCTTACCGTATTGTTCTCCAACCTTGTAGCCAAACTTCTGGCAGGTCTCGGTGTTAATTTTTCTAGCGTCTAATGGTAAGACCTTCCCGCTAAGGAAAGCCCCACCCGTTTGTGGTGTTGCGTGTGTGTTCATGTGTGTGTGTTTGTTTGTGTTGTCTGCTGATGAAAGGTCTAGTTCTCCACAGGAGAAACAATAGACAGATCCATCTTCGTTTTCCGCTGCTGCATTAGAGCTTCCGCAATTGTCGCAGGGGATGTGTGTGTTTATAAAAGCCATTCTTTTGGTATTGTTGTTTGTGCCCAGATGAACCCGTGCTTGTTGCACCATTCAGCGTAGGTCGTTTTGGATCTTGAAGATAGACGGTTCCGTGCGTTCATAAACAGGAACCTGATGTCTAACTCTGGATTGTATTTGCGAACCAGAAGGTGTTTCGTTCTGTCGCTTGCAAGAAATCTTCCCTTGGCTTCGATGATGATACCGTTGGTAAGGATGAAGTCAGGTGTGTAGGTGTGTTCCTTTAAATATTTTAGGTGCTTTGTTTCGTAACCAAAGGGAACCCCCTCCCGTTCAAGGGAGAGGGCTATGGTTTTTTCAAAGTTAGAACGGAACCGCATTACCGTTTTCGTTGTCGTCATCTTTGAACGCTTGGTTGAACGACTCGCCGTCACTGACGTAACCGTTGGCTTCCGAAGAAAACCCAAAGTTGTCATTGGACTGACTGCCATATTCAACAAGCTCAATCACTTGAACTGCCTTGAGTCGAAGGGTGTAACCCGCTCCTACCGTTGGTGAATACCAAGCATAAGGTTCTACGGATAACTTCAGGGTTGACCCAGAGCCGACGTTCGGTGCTTCAGGAATTTTAACTCCCTTAGAATCGAACACAGCGATGGTGAATGTAAGCTCGCCTTTCTTGGTTTGCTTACGTGCGGTTTGTTTGGCGAAGATCTGGTAGTCTCCGTCGTCTGTGATGGTCAAGGGGCAGGTAGAAGACTTACGAAGCTTCTTGTTACCGTTCTCTTCACACAGGGTTTTGTATGC